TTTTCCCAACCGCAGGCGGCGCAGCTCCAGGAGCGCTAACTGACACTTGGACTTTGACAGTCGTTGGACAACCTTCAGAATCTTTCAGCTAAGAAATCGGAGCATCGGGAGCTATGAAATTACCAATCACAATTGAATATAACTCAGGCGAGAGTGCAACTTATATTGCGCAACCGCCTGAGTGGGCTAAGTGGGAACGCACTACTTCCAAGACAGTCTCATCGGCAGTTGATGGGATAGGCGTATGGGATCTCTTATTCTTGGCGTATAACGCTATGAAAAGGGAATCAGCTGGTAAGCCAGTCAAAGCCTTTGAAATTTGGATGGAAACAGTTTCAGATGTTAGCGCTGGTGAGTCAGACCCAAAAGCCACCCAGTCGGGAGTCTCGGCAGACTCCTGATAGAACTGGCAATAGCCACAGGAATACCGCATCAATACTGGGATAACGCGGAAGATGTTATAACCGCCCTAGAGATATTGGAGAAGCGAAGTGAATGACAATGTTGAATTCAGCGCCTTCACCAAAAGAGAACTAGGCAAGCTTGCCAAAACCTTTCAAACTATGGGAGATGAAGCCGTTGAAGAATCTCGCAAAGTGGCTTATGACATTTCGCTCCTCGCCCAAAGCGAAATTAAGTCAGCTGGATATTCTCGCACAAAGGCAAATAAGGCCGTCAGGCGAGTCGTTGATGGTGCATCAGTCTCTCGCAGTAGTAAAACGGGACGGCTATCTTATGGTTTCGCTAATCAGCGTTTATCAGGTGGAGGCTCAACCAGAACACTTTGGCAAGGCTTGGAATTTGGATCAAAGAAGTTCAAACAATTTCCAACTTGGTCAGGGAGAGCGCCAAGGGGCGGCTCGAACGGCTACTTTATCTTTCCAACCCTTCGCAAAATTCAGCCTCAATTAACGCTAAAATACTTACAGGCTATGAATAAAGTAGTTCAGAATTGGAGTAAGAGTGGCTAAAGATTGGCGCACACTTAAACTCGAAGTCCTTGCTGAGACAACTCAATTTGTCAAGGGAATGGATAAGGCTAACGCCACTACCAACAGCTTCGGGGACAAAGTCGGTGACTTTGCAAAGAAGGCTGGTATAGCCCTAGCTGCCGTAGGTGCTGCAGCTGGAGCAATGGCTATCAAGATTGGTAAGGATGCAGTTGCCGCTGCTTCTGACTTAGCCGAGACAGTATCTAAAGTCAATGTAATTTTTGGAGATAGCGCTAAGAATATCGAAGCCTTTGGAGCTAAAGCAGCCGCTTCACTAGGCCAGACCAGAACTCAGGCGATGAACGCCGCTGCAACTTTCGGTATCTTTGGTAAATCAGCTGGACTTGCTGGAGAAGAACTTACTTCCTTCTCAACCGAATTTGTAACTTTAGCATCAGATTTAGCATCATTTAATAACACCTCAGTTGATCAAGCAATCACAGCCCTTGGTGCTGCGCTTCGAGGTGAATCTGAGCCTATTAGAGCCTTTGGCGTATTGCTCAATGATGCAACCCTTAAAGCCAAAGCTATGGAAATGGGTATTTACTCTGGAACTGGAACTTTAACTGCCCAGCAAAAAGTCCTAGCAGCTCACAAAGTAATTCTTGAACAGACTACTGACGCTCAGGGTGACTTTGCAAGAACTGCCGATGGAATGGCTAACAGCCAAAGAATTCTCACCGCAAGATTAGATGAAGCCAAAATAGTCTTAGGCCAAGCCCTTCTTCCAATTGCTTTAAGTGTAGTTAATTTATTCAACAATAAATTCTTACCCGTCATAGAAAAGATAGCCGCTTCATTTGGTGGCTCAAATGGTTTAGTTGAACAAACCAAAAACTTTGTAAACACCGCGAGAAATGCCCTTGCTCCTATTATTGAAGCACTAAGAAATGCCTTTGATCGCGTAAGTGTTGCTATGGAGCATAACAAGGATGATATAAAAGCGGTTACTGACTTATTCAGAACGATGGCAGACTTCTTTGTTAAATACATTGTCCCAATTATTAAATATCAATTAATCCAAGCTATTGAAGATATCGGCCTAGCCTTCTCAATAGTTCTTAAGATTATTGGGCCAGTCGTAAGTGTTATAAGCAGCGCAATCAATGGACTACTTAAATTGATTGACGGGGCTATTCAGCGCATCAATTCGCTAATTGAGGCATACAACAGAATCTCATTCCTGCCTAACTTGCCTACTATTAAATCTAGCGCTCCAACTCCAATTGCTCCAAATATTCAGTTACCATTCGGTGGGGGAAGTGTTGGAGGCAATTCCAGACCTAGCCCATCAGTAGTTCTTCCAACCTTGCCAGCAAATGCAACTACTCCACCAGCAAGCGCAGCAGCTCCCTCAGTAAGTCGTAGCGCTACTTCAGGCGGTTTAGTGCCAAGCGGTAATGCCATCCCTTCTAGCTTTGATGTTGCAGCTGCTAGAGCTTTAGAAGAACGCGGAAATGTTATTGTCAATGTCAATGCTCCATCTGCTATCGATGAAGAAGGATTTACTCGAGCAGTTATCTTGGCGCTAAATCAGACTCAAGCCAGAACAGGTGGCGGAGGTAGCCAACTAGTCTTATGAGTATCTGGAATCCTATCTATCGCGTTAAGGTAAATGGATCAACAGTTACTGGCGCAACACTTAGCGGATTAACTATTACTTCTGGTCGCACAGATATTTACTCTCAGCCTATTGCTGGATATTGCAACCTAACACTCCTTGAAACCGCCGAGGCCTCAGTTCCCTTTGAGATTAACGATGCAGTAACTATTGAAGTCCAAGATTCGACAGCCACTTATGTAAATTTATTTGGTGGCTTTATAACTGACTTAGCCATTACAGTAGATATTTCTGGCTCAAGTGCAACAACCCAAAGAATCAATATTATTGCAGTAGGTGCTTTGGCCAGACTCAACCGCGCAGTTTATACTGGCAACTTTGCTCATCAATTTGATGGAGACAGAATTCTTGAATTACTTAGCACAGTTTTATTTGACCAATGGAATGAAGTGCCAGCTGCTGAGACTTGGGCTGGTTATGACCCTCTAGTTCAATGGCAGGATGCAGAAAATACGGGCCTTGGAGAAATTGATACTCCAGGAGATTATGAGCTTCATTCTGAAAATAATTTGAATGACACAGTTTATAACCTAGCTGCTCGCTTTGCTACTAGCGGACTTGGATATCTCTATGAGGATTCTCAAGGCCGTATCGGATACGCAGATTCGACTCATAGAGCTCAATACCTAGCAACCGATGGATATGTAGATTTAGACGGCAACGATGCAATTGGCCCAGCGCTATCAATTCTTAAACGAGCTGGAGATGTAAGAAATTTAATAACAATTGCTTATGGGTCTGCTGGCAACCAAAGCATTACCGATAGCGACCCTGACTCAATTAGCCTATATGGTCAATTGGCAACGACTATAAATACGACTTTAAGAAATCAAAATGACGCTGAGGATCAAGCTGAGTTTTATCTTGATATTCGCGCTTACCCTCAATTCGCCCTAAGGCAGATAACCTTCCCAGTAGCTAGCCCAGAGATACCAGATGCTGAACGAGATGACCTGCTAAATGTATTTATGGGCGAAGCTCTTAATATTACGAACCTGCCAGCCAATATGGTAAATGGAGAATTTCAAGGATTCGTAGAAGGTTGGACTTGGACGGCTAGCCTTAATCAGCTCAACTTGACTCTAAATGTTTCGCCTATTGCTTTCAGCCTTCAGGCGTTCAGATGGAACTCAGTCCCTGCGACTGAGTCTTGGAATACAATAAGCCCGACTTTAGACTGGCTCAACGCTACAATAGTTGCATAGGAGATTAAATGGCAACCACAACGAATTACTCTTGGACTACGCCCAATGATACGGATTTAGTCAAAGATGGCGCAGCTGCTATCCGCACACTCGGATCATCTGCTGATACCACAGTTAAGAATCTAAACCCAGGAACTACTGCTGGAGATATTGATTATTACACTAGCTCAACTGCTAAGGCTCGAGTTGGTATTGGAACTGCTGGACAAGTATTAAAAGTTAATGCTGGTGGAACTGCTCCAGAATGGGGAACTACAGCAGATCAAACGCCTCTTACAACTAAGGGCGATTTATTTACTTTTGACACCGCAGATGCAAGATTAGGCGTTGGAGCAAATGGAACAGTTCTGACGGCGGATTCTGCTGAAACAACAGGGTTAAAATGGGCTGCGCCTGCTGCTGGAAGTTTTGTTGGTTGCTATGTCTATCGCGGTTCAACTCAAAGCATCGCAAATAACACAACAACGAGTTTAGTATTTGAAGATGAAATATTTGACACTGATGGCTTTCATAGCAATGTGACTAACGCTTCCAGAATTACAATACCTTCTGGCAAAGGCGGCAAGTATTTAATTATTGGGCAAGCGGCTATGAATATTCCTGGAAGTGGCGCTTATGTATTTCTGCAATTAAGAAAAAATGGTTCAACTGTTGAGGCAGTAGATGCGCAAGATGCTTTGACTGTCGAAGAAAATAATTCAAGTATAAATAAAATTTTAGATTTAGCTGCGACAGATTATGTTGAACTAAGATTTTACCAAAATACAGGAACTAGCAAAAGTATAACTTCTGGAGAAGCATACACTTTCTTTCAGGTTCAATATTTAGGAGCATAAAAATGGAATTATGGCAAAAAATTATTGAGGCATATCCAGAGATTACGCCAAAGTCGCCCTTTAATAGATTAGGTATTGTTTTGGCTGATGATTCAGATGGACTTGGCGCATACATTGAAAAATGGGATTACTCAGAGCCTATTCCTGACGGCCTAAAACTAGGCAAGTAGAACAATCTATAAAGATAATGGCGAAACTATGTGCAGCAGGTATTCAGCTTCGAGAGCAAATCGATGACGATTATCCTGATAGGGATCGTAAGTCTGATGGCTGGATTGCTGACGCTAGGCATCTTGCTAAAGGCACTTCTGACCATATACCAGACGCTAAGTCAGGAATCGTTAGAGCAATAGATGTAGATTCTGATTTATCAGCTCACAAAGAAGAGGCTTACGCGCTAGTCGAGAAGATTCGCAAGTTAGCCAAGAAGGGCGATAAGAGAATCGCTTATATTATTTTCGATGGCAAGATTATGAGTCCGATACTCGGATGGAAGCGTAGAGCCTACAAAGGCGCTAATCCTCACCGCTCGCATTTCCATATTTCATTCACAACTTTGGGAGACAAAGATGGCAGTTATTTCAACCTCGAAGGAGAAGCTAATGAGCGACTTAAAGAAAATGGCAGAGAGCTGGGCAAAGACATTCCTAGCAACG